CACACAGAGGGCCGTCAGGACGTGCCCTTCGACGAACAGGAACACCGCCTCGACCACTTGCTTTCAAATACGAACTTCCGGCACTTTCACATCGACGAGACGGGCCTTGGCATGCACCTTGCCGAGAACCTGAAGCACAAGCACGGGCCCGTCCGGCCGGTCTCCTTTACACACCAGAACAAGGAGGCCATGGTAACGACGGTTAAACGGCTGATGACTGGCGGGCGATTGCGCCTGCCGGATGATGAACTCCTGCTCAATTCCATCCGCGCCATCCGGCGAAAATACACCGAAGGGAATGTGCTCCGGTTCGAGAGTGACCGGCGGGCCGATATCGGCCACGCAGACCTGTTCTGGGCCCTTGCCCTCGCTGTGTACGGGGCCGATACGGTGCGGGCCATGCCGCGGGTGGGAACGAGGATGGGAGGAAAAACATGAGGATAGGGGGTGTTGAAATCAAGATGGCACGGGACGGTGTGACACCGGTGGGGGTGAGCCGCGGCACGCCCACGGCCGGCCTGCGTAATGTGCCGTCGACGGCCCAGCCGTGGTTTACACAGGGTGGCCGGTACGGCAAACGGCTCGAAAAGGGCGGGCTGGTGATGGGCCGGTCGGTGATACCGTACGGGCAACTCGAGATGGCCTACCGGCGCGACCCCATCATCCGCAAGGGCATCACCAAACGCGCAATGGATATTTTCGGTCGTTGGTGCACAATCGACATCCCCATCGACGGCGTCGACGTGGACGACGGGACGCTGTCAGATATTGCACATTTCGTCTCGGGAACCGCGTTGAAATCAAAACTCGCACTCTTTGAGCGAAACCGGTGTGTTTACGGCTCGGCGTTCATGGAACTCGACGACGGTGGGACGGACGCAATGTCAGAACTAACGGTTGGGGGGCTACGTGACGTTCACGTCCTGTACCCGCCTGCGATGGCCCCGGCGGTCGACCGGTACGGGACACTGACACATTATGTTTATAAATGGGGTGGCGACGAGAAGGACATCCACCCCTCGCGCATCATACACCTGTTGTTCGACACACTCGGCGAGGGTCTGCACGGGTACGGAGCAATCGAGGCCGCGTACACGAACGTCGTCTCGAAGATGAACGCAGACAAGGCCGCGGGCGACATGCTCTACATGAAGGGCTCCCCCCTGCCGGTCGGGTACACCCCCGGCGACCAGAAAAGCATGGACGTCATGGAAAAGATACTCCGTGACCTCGGCCCGGACAGTTACATCGCCCTCGGAAAGAAAGACGAGGGGTGGGACGTGACCTTTGAAGGCGGCGATATCCCGAACCTCACCCCGTTCACAAATAACTTTTATATAAATATCGCGGCGGCCTGCGGGATGCCCATGATGATTTTGCTGGGTGTCCAGAAGGGCTCGGTCACGGGCTCGGAGATTGACATGGCCGAGTGGCGCACGACTGTCGAGATGGTGCAGGAGAACGACTACTCGCCCGTCATCCGCCGCATCTATTCGGCCTTTTTGGGCCTCGACCCGTTCCCGTACGAGGTCTACTGGTTGCCGCTGTGGATAGACGAAAAGGCACAGGCCGAGATATTCAAGATGAAGGCCGATGTAGCCGACGCGCTGTCTGTGAACCCGGCATTCCCTGCGGAACTTATATGGGAGACAGTCGAAAACATGGAATTTAACGTCGACCGCATCCGGGAATATCAGGGTGCGGGCCGCCGGGACGAGGATGCACTACGTTCGCAGTATCAAGGGGACGCATGATTGATGACCCCACGCGCACGGCGACGTTGCGCAACAATTTCGCCCGCCGTCTGGTTGCGGCGTACGGGCGCCGGCTCGACGAGAGCATCCGCGCCCTGCGTGACCTGAACGAGACCGCGGACATTGAGGCCCCCGCGAAACTCTCGCGGGAGAGCGTGAACTGGCGCATCGACGAGATATACGGCACGAGTTTTGACAACGAACTCGAAGAAATCGTGCGGTTGAATATCCCGAACGCCTACAGGCCGGGCGTCCGGCGGGCAATAGCAGATTTGCGCCGCTCCGGCGTCCGCATCGAGGACATCCCGCATGGGTACACGGTCGCAGATTTACAGGCAATTGCCATCCTGCATGACAACGGCCTCACACTGTGCAAGACACTGTCGTCGACCGCGAAAAAGGAAGCAAAACGCATCATCAATGAGGGTGTGCTCAACGGAAAGGGCACGGCTGAGATAGCGCGCGAAATGCGCACGAAAATAGGCCCGTTATCGAAAAACCGCGCGAGCATGATAGCACGCACGGAAGTCATACGTGCGTACAATCAGGGGGCCCGCGTGCAGTACGAGCACTACGGCGTGAAACGGTTTGTGTGGTTGTCGGCCGCGTCTGAACGGACGTGCCCGGAGTGTGAGGACCTTGACGGCACCGAGTGGGCGCTCGACGAGCACGACCCGCCGCCCCTGCACCCCATGTGCCGGTGCTCGATGTATCCGGTGGTCGAATGATAACACTCCCCATCATATGCCCGTTCTGCAAAGAGCGACACCGCGATTATTACCTCACGTACGAGGCCGGCGGGGTCATCGACCGAGACCTCATGAAGTACATCCCAAATATGGGGTACGAAACAATTCTCGAGGTCAGGTGCGAACGGTGCGGCGAGGCATGGGTGCCGCCCCGCAACGGGGAACTCATGGAACATGAGTACACACATATGCTGGAATGGAGACGAAAATATAATGACGGCGCTATGGAAAAACGGCCCGCTCACAACAGCGGAACACGATACGCTACATCGTCTTGCACGAAAACTAAAGGATGAACATCATGCCGTGTGCAGTTAAGAAAGAACCGTGGCAGGTCAAGCGGGCCATGGAGAAAAAAAACAACCGGAAATTCAAGGAATGGCAGAGGAGAACATGGTTAAACGAGTACATGCGGATGAATGGGTTGAACCTCGACAGCATACTGAAGGAGAAGATGCGGATGCGCACACCCGCACAGGTCAAAGCGGGGGCCCGGATGGTGGCATAGAGTACGGCCTGAACGTTGGTTTTTTTAACGTCGATGACGGCGAACTTGATGATTACTTCGACACAATCGAGGACGCCGTGGAGGACATCGCCGAGCGCATGTTGAAACTCAATATCCTTTCGTTGACGATAGAATTTCCTGAAACGGAGCGCGCAGAACTTCACAGGATGATGTATGGGTGAGATACCGCGCATACACCGTCAGCGGTGTTACCGGTGCGGCCGGGTCATTGATACATCTGCACGGCAGAACAACCCCCCGTACCTCGAACTGTCGCGGGCCGGAAGCCCGCACACATACTACTGTTGCTTGTGGTGTTGGGAGGCACACGCGGACGAAGTGCGGCAGGAATTTAGTGTCATCACCGACATGGCGGCACGGCCGACTATGTCATTCATATACACAGCATTGAAAAAGGAGTGGATAAAACATGGGAATACAGATAATCGGGATGGCCTCGACGATGGCGATGCTGAATAACGCGGCGTCACCCGACAAAATTGATGAGATGGTGAAGAAGGCCGCGCTCAAGGTTGAGGGCGAGGCAAAAAAGATATGCCCCGTCGACACGGGCCGCCTCCGTAACAGCATCACGACACAGCGCATCGGTAAGGCGACGTATGGTGTTGGCACGGGTGTCGAGTACGCACCATACGTCGAATTTGGCACGCGGAAAATGGGGGCAAAGCCATACCTGCGACCTGCGGCCGAAATCGTGCGCGACAGTATCAGCGCGGGATGGCTCACGTTCGGGTTCAGCAGTGTGTAACAAAACGACGCACTATATAAAGGATTGATACAGGTGGGAAAATGAAAAGAACATGTAGGAAAATGATAAAATTCAGTGTGCTGATGAACAGACCAGCACAGCATATGGCAAAAAAGGAATTTTTTTCAGATGCACCTTCGGTTGAAGTCATCGGCGAAGACCACATTGCATTTGACGATGCAGTCGCCATCGTCGGCGATGGGGTTTACAACGGCATATTGTTTACAGCAGATGAAATAAAAAAAGCATACAAAACAATGGACAACCAGCCCCTCAACCTCGACCACAGCGAACGCGTCGAAGATGAAATTGGTTTCGCGCACCTGCCACGGTGGGAGAACAACCGCATGATGGTAACCCCCTTCATAAACAAGCGTGCGCCAAAGGCCGCGGTCGCGATGGCCTATATAAACGGCCGTTTTGCGGCTGGAAAGGCACCGGAGGTGTCTGTCGGTGTGTGGCTTAATCTCGAGTACGACGACGAAAATGATGAAGCACCGCCGGTGGCCCGCGACCTGCAATTCGACCACCTCGCACTCGTGACCCGTGGCGCGTGCTCGCCCGAGGACGGCTGCGGCATCGGCATGAACAACGCATCATTCACATTCACACCGTCGGACGACAGTTTTAACATCGAGTACAACGACGACGGGTCGTACCGTTTATTTTCAATAGACGGTGATGGAAACATTCTGACAGCGGGACACATGAAACGCCCCGCAGGAGATGATACCATGAAGGAAGAAGAACAGGAAACCACAGGCGAGGAAACCCTCGCACAGGAACAGGAGAACCATGAGGGTCAGCACGAGCAGACCATCGAAGAGATGGCCGCCGAGAACATGCACCTGAAGGAAAAGGTTGCGGCTCTCACCGCTGACCTCGAACAGGCCCGCACGGCCTGTGAAGAACGGGCCAAGAAATACGAGGCGAAACTGGCCGAAAAGGACGCGGAAATCGACGCCCTCAAAAAGAGAGGCACCCGGCTGACACCGTCCGCCGAGGCCGCGCACGACCGCTACAAGGACGCGAAGCCGTGGGTAAAAGACCAACTTCGCGCGATTGGAGTAGAGGTGGAATAGATGGAAAAAAAGAATGTCGACCGGCGCACACAGAAGGAGCGCAATGCTGCGCTGTTGAAGAAAATACAGCGCAAGAACATCATTGCGGCCCGCAACCATGGGAAGGTGGTGAAGATGGCGCCAGACATGAAATATTAACGGTAAAAAAGGAAAACTTTGAAGGAGGATTGAGCACTATGAAAAACCCTAAACAGATTGCAGCATTTGCACAGACGGGAGGCACCGGCTGGGCCGCGATTGACGATGTCACCGGCCCCGGAGAGCCCCCGCAGACGTGGGCACCTGAAATTATCCAGCGCGCGCAGGCCCTCTGCATGGCCGAGACGGCGCTCGGTGCGAACGGCCGCGTCTACACGATACCGGGTAACTATTTCCGCATCCCGAAAGGGACGGAGATGACGACCCCCTCGAACTGGTCGGTCATGACGCCCGGCACCGCGGACTTTGAGAGTGAGGACTTCGATATCGACAACATCGCCATGACGCTGACACGATACGGCTTCCGTTCGGAGATATCGCGCGATGCCATCAAGGACTGGGGCCCGACGGCCATCAACGTGATGAACGAACTCAAGGCCGAGATGGCACGGAAACTCGCCGTCCACAAAGACCAGTTAATCATCCGGGACGACGTGAACGCCGACCTCTCGAGTTCGGCACTCTCGTACGTGTTCAGCGGCTCGAACGCGTCCTGCGACAGCGGCGACACACTGACGCCGGAGGACTTGAACGAGGCCCTGACGCTCATCGAGGAGGACAACCGGGCGGTCGCAGGCGACGGAGACCTTGTGTTCTTCTGCCATCCGCGGCAGATACAGGCCCTGCGTGACGACAGCCAGTTCACCAACGCGGCCGAATACGGGAGCCGCGACGTGATTGCGACGGGCGAGATAGGCTCGTACCTGGGCATCCGCATCATACCGACGACGAACGTGCAATCGTACACGTCGAGCGGCACGGACTTCACCACGACCGGCTACGAGGGCCTGCTGATGAACGCGAAGTACACCTACGCGGTCGCCACGAACGACCCGCTGCTCATCGAGCCTGACTACGACGCTTCGCAGACCCTCCACGAGGTCAACATGTCGTACACCTACGCGGTTGCGAACATCGACACGAACGCGGCTGTTCTGGTGGTGAGCGCACAGTCGTAATCCCTCCGGGGTTATGACACTCATCCCTTTCTGGTGATACATTTGCCAACGGGCTACAAATTTGAACTGCGGGAGCGCAACGACGGGTGGACTGTCTACGCGTGGTCGCTGTCAGGCAAGGAACGGTGGTTCGGCCGGCTCGCCATGCGTGGCCTCGCCGACGCTGCCGAGGTGCACAAGTTCATCGGGTTGGTGATGCGGCACGGCAAGGAGGCGTTCGACCCGGACTTCTCGATGCCGATACTGCGGCCGCCAAGGAAGCCGAGACCGGAGACGAAAAAGGGTGATAAAAAATGACGAAGGTGAAACTCGCACGCGGCAAGGTGTGGCACGACGAAAAGACGGGGTGGACGATACACTACAACGAAATCAAGGACGCACCCCCCGACGTCGTGCGACGT